AAGGCTGCCGCCATGAAACCGACCAAGGTGGTCCGCATGGGCAACAGCCTGATCGCCACCTATCCGGTGGCGCGTGGGCGTTATCTGGTGAAGGATGACACCATCGCTGGGGGGCTGCAGACCAATCTGGGCTATTCCCTAGTGGATGCCGCCGGCAATTCCGTCCCGATCAGCAATGCTCGGATCGTCGGCCGCAACCAGATCGCTGTGGACTTTGCCAGTGCCTGGGCGGCGGGCTGGATTCTGCGCTACGGCTTTGCCGACAGCAGCGGCGGCGCCGTGTTCGGTAAGGGCAATATCCGCGACAATGCCGGCGATGCCCTGATCTACGCCGGCTCGGCCAATTTGGGCAATGTGCCCATGCACAACTGGGCGTTGCACAGCGAAACACCGGTCACCTGACGACATCGGGTAAGCCCCGCCTCTACCCCGCCACCCCGGTCCCTCACGCGCGCGATAGCCTTACGACAGGCCATCGCGCGCGTTTGCGCATCTGCCGCCAGGGGCCGACCCATGAAAAACTACTTCGATGCTCTGCCTGACGGCGTGAAACACGCGATCGATTTCACCTCCATTGCCGCCTTGCTCGGGAGCCTGATCAGCGTGCTGCCTGCCATCGCTTCCGTGTTCACCATCGTCTGGACCGCTATCCGCATTTACGAGACGCCCACGGTCCAAGGTCTGATCCACCGAAAGGAACGGCTGTGAACCTCACCAATACGCCCCCGCCCCCGAACAGCGCGGTCAAGAAGGGGACCCTTGCCAGTGTCGTCGGCCTGGTCACGGCGGCGCTCCTGCTCACGCAGATCCCGAAAGAGGAAAGCGGGCGCACCGTGCAGGTCACCATGGCGCCCGATGGTACAGCCGACGTGCACCATGTTTCCGGCCGGCGATACCTGCAGGCCTATCTCGATCTCGTCGGCGTCGCCACCATCTGCGACGGCCTCACCTCGATCGACGGCCGCCGCGTCACCGCCAAGGACAAGCTCACCGAAGACCAGTGCGCGGTGCTGCTCGAACAGGAGCTGGTCACCCATGCCCAGGGCGTGATGCAATGCACACCCGGCCTCGCGCTCACCGTGCCGCACCGCGACTATGTGCGGTTTGCCGCCGTGTCGCTGGCCTACAACGTCGGGGTGGCGAACTGGTGCGGATCCACCGCGCGGCGACTGATCAATGCCGGCGACGTGCGCGGATCGTGCAATGCCCTGCTCGCCTGGAGCAAGGGTCGCGTTGCCGGCAAGCTTGTCGTCATTCCCGGGCTGGCCGCGCGGCGCGGCCGCGAGCAGGCGATGTGCCTCAAGGATGCCGCATGATGAAGCGCATCCTTGCCGAACTCCGCACGCTGCAGCGCTATTGGAGCGTGCGCCTTGCCGCCCTGGCCGCCGTGATCGCCGCCTGGCTCGTCAGCGACCCCACCGTGCTGCCCCGCCTGGTTGACACGCTGCCCGAGGCTTGGCGGCCAGTGGCATCGATCCTTGTCGGCTTCGCGACCTTCGCCTTGCCCACCATCGCGCGCTGGCTTCCCCAGCCCGGCGCCTTGCCGAAGGAGAATAGCGAATGATCGCCATCAAGGCCTGGGCCGCAATCCGCCAACGGCCAGGTGCATCCATTGCCATTCTCGCGCTGTTCGCCTGCGCCACCGCACTTGGCTGGCTGCTGATCGACCGCGCCAACCTGCGCGCCGATCTCGTCACCGCGCGCGCCGAACTCGCCAAGGTCAAGGATGCCCAGCCCGCTGCCCGCTCTGCCCAGGTGGCGGCCAACCATCAACCGGCCGCCGTCTCGGCCGCCATTGCGGAGATCTCCGATGCGCAAGCCTCTGCCTATTACGAGCGCGGCCGTGCTGCTGGCGCTGCCTATGCTGCTGCTCACCGCGTGCCAGCGTCCTGCCCTGCGGATCAGCCCAGACACGCCGATCTGCCCGGAACCGATCGTCCTGCCCCGCTCGATGACCGATCCGGTGACGCTGCCGGCATGGTTGCCTTACCCCGCGCCGACTATGACAGCCTCACCGGCACTGCCCTCCGCCTCGCCCAAGTGTATCAGGACGCCCAAGCCCTGATCGCGGCCGGTGCCGCCGTCGCCATGCCGGATGCCGCCACGCCGTGACCGACGACGAGGATATCCCGGCCGATCTCTCCACCCTGATCCGCCTGGGCACCATCCTATCGGTCACGCTGAATCCGCCGCGCTGCGTCGTCCGCTATGGTGACCCGGATACGGACGAGGATTGCGAAACCCCGCCCATCCGCTGGGTGGCAGGCCGCGCCGGAAAGACCCGAGCCTGGTCCCCGCCAAGCGAAGATGAAGAGGTTGTGCTCCTGTGCCCCGATGGCCAGATCGGCAACGCCATCGCCTTGCTCGGTCTCCCCAACGACAACTTCCCCGCGCCCGGCACCACCCTCGCGGAGGTGACTGAATACGAGGATGGCGCCCGCATCGGATATGATCCGCAGGGGCATGCTCTCACAGCTATCCTGCCTGCGGGCGGGACGGCCACGATCGAAGCGCCAGGCGGCCTTGTCATTCGCGGCAACGTGACGATCGACGGCAAGCTCTCAACCAGCGAGGATGCGGATATCGGCGGCACGCTCACCGCCAGCGACGATGTGATCGGCGGCGGCAAGAGCCTCAAGACCCATACCCACCCCGGCAATAGTCAACCTCCGAGCTAATCGGAAACGGTAAAGCCCGCCCTTACCCGCCCCCCGTCTCGCCTGCGCGCGTGGCGGGGGGCATTGCGTGGGGCATGAACGGCATGGACGCCACCACGGGAAAGCCCCTTTCGGGCGTTGCGCACCTGACGCAGCGCGTGGGCCAGATCCTGTCCACGCCGATCGGCACCCGTGTTCAACGCCGTGATTTCGGCTCGCTCTGGCAAGAGCTGATCGACCAGCCCACCAACGCCGCCACCGCGCATCTGCTGCGCGCCGCCACTGCGCTGGCCATCCAGACGTGGGAGACGGAATTGACCGTCACCAAGGTCACTCTGTCCGGCGCCCCGGCCGAGGGCAACCTCGCCGCCAACATCACCGGCAAAACCGCCCAGGCCCTCGGCAACAGCCTGGTCACCCTCACCATCCCGCTCCCCGCGCCCACCCGCTGAAGGATCCTTTGCCATGGCCCACGGCATCACCCTTATCGAATCCACGTCCGGCACCCGCACGATCAGCACGAAGTCGAGCGCCATCATTGGCCTGATCGGCACCTCCACCGCCGTTGCCCCCGAAAGTCAGGCCGCGATCGATGCGGCTTTCCCGCTCAACACCCCTGTGCTGTTCACCTCGGCCGCCATTGCCGCTGGCAAGGCGGGCAGCGCCGGCACGCTCAAGGCCGCGCTCGAGGCGATCGACGACATCGTCACCCCCAGGATCGTGATCGTGCGCGTGGCGGTGGGCCTGGACGAAGACGCGCAGGATACCGCCGTGATCGGTGCGACGGACGGCGCCAGCTACACCGGCATGCAGGCGTTGCTCACTGCCGAGGCGATCACCGGTGCTCGCCCACGCATCATCGGCGTCCCCGGCCTCGACACCCAGGAAGTGACCACCAAGCTCGCCATCCTGGCCAAGAAGCTGCGCGGCATGGCCTATGCCCGCGCGATCGGCGATACCAATGCCGAGGCGCGCACCTACCGCGAGGAATTCGGCGCGCGCGAGCTGATGCTGATCTGGCCCAACAGCTCGGCCACCGTCGCGGGCGATGCCGTCGCCCGGGCGCTAGGGATGCGCGCCTATCTCGATGAAACGGTGGGCTGGCACAAGACGATCAGCAACGTCACCGTGCCCGGCATCTCCGCCATCACGCACGACGTGCATTACGATCTGCTCGACAACGACACCGATGCCGGCCTGCTCAACGATGCCGACATCACCACGATCATCCGCACCTCGGCCGGCTATCGCTTCTGGGGCAACCGCACCTGCGCGGGTGACGATCAGAGCCAGTATGCCTTCGAAAGCGCGGTGCGCACGCTCTACGCGCTGCAGGACGTGATCGCCGCTGCGTTCAGCCCGTTCTTCGACCAGCCCATGACCGTGGGCCTGATCAAGGACCAGCTTGAGACGGTCAACGCCCAGTTCCGCAAGCTGGTGCGCGACGGCAAGGTGATCGGCGCCCAGGCGTTCTTCGATGCCGATGCCAACACCTCGGGCGAGCTGGCCGCCGGCCGGCCCAATTTCCGCATCCAGTTCACGCCCTGCGCCCCGATGGAAAACCCGCAGGTCAACCTGGTGATCACGGACATCTACTACACCGGCTTCGCGGCAAGCGTGACCGGCTGATCCCCCTCTCCACTCGCGTCACGCTGAAAGGATCCGGCCATGGGCCTCCCCCGCAAACTGAAGAACATCAACGCCTATGGCGCCAACACCAGCTGGCTGGGCGTGATCGGCGAATTCGAAGAACCCAAGCTGGCTATCGCCACCGACGATTGGCGCGGCGCCGGCATGATCGGCCCGATCAAGATCGACAAGGGCCTGGAAGCCCAGGAGGCCACCCTCACCATGGGCGGTCACGCGCCCGAACTGATCCGTATGTTCGGCACCACAGACGTGGCCGGCGCGCCCCTGCGCCTGGTCGGCGCCTACCAGGCCGACGACGGAAGCGCCGCCCAGTCCGTGAATATCTTCCTCGGTGGACGCTTTACGGAAATCGACCTGGGCAAGTCCAAGGCGGGCGACGAAACCGAACACAAATACAAGTGCGCGGTGGCCTACTACCGCCGCGAGGTTGACGGCGTGGAAGAGGTGGAGATTGACATGATCTCGGGCGTGTTCCGCGTCGATGGCATCGATCGCTATGCCGAAATCATGGCCATCCTGACGGGGTGACCACGGACATGAGCGGAGCCGTCGTCAAATTGACGACGGCTCCTGCCGCGCCAGCTTTGCCGCATCGAATACCCAGCAGGCGCGGAACACGCCGTCACGACAGTTCACCTTCGCGCGCTTGATGAAGGCCGGATGCTCCCGCAGCGCGCTATGCAGATCGGTCCCGCCGATCCACGCGATATCGTGGGCCGCGAACAAGCGCTCGATCTCGGGCAGCGACACCGCCAACAACTCAGACCGACGATGCCGGTTCACCATGACCCCGGCGGCAAGAAGCTGGGCGATGCCCTCGAAGAATGCCCGCGCAATCGCAAGATGCCGCTGATCTGGCTGGCCAAATGCCTCGATGGCGGGCAGCGGCAGGTTCATCCGCCCGCACATCTGATCCAGCAGTGCATAGAGCATGGCCCGGATTTCCGGTTGCCACTCTTCCTTGATCCGCTCGACCAGCTTGAGCAGTTCCGCGGTGGTCAGCGGGGCCGCGTTCCCCTTGGCGCCCGCATGGCGCGGATTCACAGCCCTGCCTTTGACCCAATAGTCATTGAGCACCTGGTAGCATTCACGCTGATACGCGATAACTCGCTCTCGGGCTTCTGGAGCCACCCGTTCTGGGTTGAGCTTGAAGAGCCAGCCTTGCATCAAATCGATGGGCAACGTCACCGTTTCCTGAGCGCCACGCTCGGAAGGTATTACCGTAAGGGTAACACCTTCCGAGAGGACAGGATCGTCTTTGAGCTTCTGGTACTGGCGTGGCCACGCGATGCCCAGGCGCTCAACAAGAGGCTTCATGGCCACGCGCACGGTCTGCCCGTCGAATATGGTCAGCAACTGATCCCCGTGGAATTCGATCAAGGCAAAGCGGCTGTCGGTCATCGAATCATCCTTCCCAGCGCACCTTACACACCGTCGTCAATTTCCATGTCATCAGTGAAGGCGCGGCCAAGGTTGCCAGCGCCAATTTGGCTCTGATCGATTACGTCGGGCCAGGTATACATTTCATAATCAGGATCGAACGAGGGATGTGCCAGCTTGCCATAGAGCAGCGCATCATCGGAAAGTTCGAACGCTGGATTGCGCTGCCTGGCAGCACTGCGGGAATCGCGTAGCTGTGACGCGGCGCCAATGATATGGGCAGATTCAGCACGGATCATGGTCAACTCCATGGTTCGGGTTAGGCCGGGTTGGAGGGTGCAACCTTCAACCCGGCTGATACGTTTGATACGTATCCTTGCATCCGTTGTCAACGTCTGATACGTATTGACCGTATGAAGAAACCTGACCTCATGCAACGCTTCGAGATGAAGGCCCCTGCCGATTGGTTCGAGCGGATCGACCGATGGCGAGCAAAGCAAGCGGGCCTGCCCCCCAGAGCCGAGGCAATCCGCCGCCTCGTAGAAAAGGCCCTCGACCAGGAATGAGCCGCCAAAGGGATACTTGGTACAGCAATACCTTGCGGTAGAGCCGCCTTCTACCAGCCCCCATCCTGTTCCGCGCGCGCGCGGCGCGCCACACCCGCCCTATCGCAAATCCATGCCGGTCCTGTTGCGGGGCGCCGGTCATGGTGACCGGGGGCGGGTTTTTTGATCCCCCCGCCCCCGGTCGTTCCTGCCCCCGCCACCAGGAGCCCCGCATATGGCTGACGCCACATCTGAACTGCCCGAAGGCATCATTGCCGTCGTCAACCTCCGCCAGCCTGTCGTGCGCGGCGAACAGAAAATCGCATCGATCATGCTGCGCCAAGCCAATGGGACTGTCCTTTCCGGCATTTCCTTGTTCGATCTCATGCGGATGGATACCAACGAGATCGTCAAAATCCTCCCGCGTATCTCCGAACCGCCGCTGACTGTCGCGGAAGCCAAACTTCTGAGTGGCCCTGACTTGTTCGAGATCGGGCAGGAACTTTCGGCTTTTTTGCTGCTGTAACTAAGCGGGTAGGTTTGCTCGCATCCGTAGAGGACATGATGGCCGACATCGCGTTGGTTCTGCACTTCAGTTTCGAAGCGATGTCGGCCTGGCCGCTGGAAACACTGGGGCACTGGCACGCCCGCGCCCTTGCACGCCTGCCCGGGAAGATTGATCATGAGTGATCGCGAACTGAAGCTCAGCATCGTTTTCGAAGCGGTCGACAAAGCCATCAACAAGATGACCGGCGTGAAGACAACGGCAAAGTCAGTCGGGCATGAACTTCAGACTGCTCGCAAGGAGTTGAAAGAGCTCAACGCCGCACAGTCGAATATCACGTCCTTCGTGAAGCTCGAAAGAAAACTGGCAGACAATAGCGCCAAGCTGAAAGATGCTCGCGACAAGGTTAAGGCCCTGAAAACTGAAATCGATCAGGCCGCCAAGCCGACTCGCGAAATGGAGCGTGAGCTTGCCCGGGCATCGAAATCGGCCGACAATTTGTCAGGGGCAGTTCGTGACGACGCCCAAAATCTCGAACGCCTGCGCGACAAGCTCAAGGCTGCCAAAGTGGCCACCGGGGATCTGGCAAAGGCACAGAGCGACCTGAGGGGGAAGATCGGCGAGACGACGCATAACGTCCAACAGCAGAAGGACGCCTATGCCAACATCATGGCACGCCAAGGCAAATCCAGCGGAAAGGCCGGGCCGGGATCGTTTACCGACAAGGCCGTGAAGGCCGGAATCATCGTCAGCACCGCCAAGGAAGCGCTGGAGTTGGCCTCCGCTCCCGTCATTGCGGACGCGGAAGCCCAGCAGCAGCTTACCCAAATCGGGCTTAAGGCCAACCTGTCGCGCGAACAGCTGGCGCAGATGCGCGAAGAAATTCAGCGCCTGGCTCCCCGTGTGCGCAAAACGACCGAGGAACTTCGCGGCGGCGTCGATTTCCTCGCCGCGTCGGGCGTCGATCCCAAGGCCGCCATGAAGATGATGGAGCCGATCGCGAAGGCATCCCATGCTTACAAGGCCGAAATCTCCGAACTTGCGCAGGGCGCCAACGCAGCGCTCACCAACCTGAAAATTCCACTAGGTAAGGATGACATTGATCGCACGCGCCAGACCGCGCGCATGCTGGAAATCATGGCCGTGGGCGCCAACGAAGGTAACTTCGAAATTGCTGACATGGCTCGCAATTTTCCGACGCTCACGGCGCGGCTCAACGCTCTCGATCAACGTGGCACGCCTGCAGTCGCAAACCTTGCTTCCGCTCTGGAAGTCGCATTCAAGGCAACCGGCGATGCCGATCAGGCCGCCAACAACATCGACAACCTTCTTCTGAAGATCAATGCAAAAGATACGATCCAGAATTTCAAGAAATTTGGCATTGATCTACCTCGAGAACTGAAAAAAGCTTATCACGACGGAAAGGGCCCACTCGAAGCAATCGCCGATCTCACCCAAAAAGCAACGGGCGGAAACCTCGACAAGCTCTCATATCTGTTTGGCGACCAGCAGGCGCAGACCGGTGTTCTCTCGCTGATCCAGAACATGAAGGAAATGCAGCGCATCCGTGACAAGATGCTGAATAAGGATTCGGTCGGCCTGATCGACCGAAACTTTGCTACCGTCACGAATGACACCACTTCGCGATGGGACAAGCTCATGGCGCGGTGGAGCGTGTTTAAGGAAAGCGGCGGCGAGATGATGCGCGGCGCCACCAATTGGCTGTTGGGTACACTCGATTCTGTTTTCACCCCCTTCAGCGAGATGGCCCAGACCAAATCGCGAGAAGTGGCCGCCGCTGCCAGTTCCGGCCTGATGCAAGCCCTTTCCCAGCAGCGTGGCAACCTATCGTTAATGCAATGGTGGTTCACCGCGAAAGACACCACGACGGCGCAACAGCGGGCACTGCTAATTGGTCACCAAGCCGGTGACGGATTTGCCATGGCCTTCAAGCAGCGGGCGAACAGTCCCACCCTGATGCAGTGGATGTCCAACCCACAGGTTATGGCCAGAACGCAGCAGCAATCCATTCTGATCGGCAACCACGTTGGCGATGGCGTTGCCTTGGGGATCGAGCAAAAGACCGATCGCGTGAAGCGAGCAGCCGATAATCTGGCGCTTGCGGCGCAAAATCAGGTGAGACGGAAACTTGATATCCATTCGCCATCGCGCGTGTTCATGCAGATTGGCGGTCATATTTCGTCAGGCCTGGCTGAAGGTATCGAAAGAACGAGCGGGCGCCCCGTCCGATCAGTGTCGCGACTGGTAGCGGCCATTTCCGCTATGAGCGCGGGATTATCGCCTGCAATCGCGAACGTCGGCCCACGTCCGAACACTGCCCCAGCCATCCGGCCGGCGGTCCGCGTGGCAAGCCCCATCCCCACGGCTGCCGGGCCGGTCACGATCCACGTCCACGCCGGCCCCGGCATGGACGTGAAGGATCTCGCGCGCCAGGTGCGGCGCGAGCTGGAAGCCGCCCAGGGGGTTTCCACCCGCTCGCGCTATGACACGGACGGCCGCTGATGGCATCGGGCCCCACCCCCGGCCAGTTGCTCACGCTCGGCATGTTCGTGTTCGGCATGGACACGCTGGCCTATTCCGAGCTGCAGCGCCGCATCACCTGGCGCCACGAGGCAAGCGAGCGCTTCGGCGCCCGCCCGGCCGTGCAGTTCGTCGGCCCCGGCGACGATGACGTGACGATCGCCGGCTCCTGCATCCCCGAGATCGCGGGGAAGTACAGCGCGCTCGATACGCTGGTCAGCATGGGCGATACCGGCGATGCCTGGGCGCTGATGAACGGCCTGGGCGAGGTCTGGGGCTATTACGTGATCGTCGGCCTCGATCTCACCCACCAGACCATCATGGCCGGCGGCATCCCGCGCAGCATCGATTTCACCGTCACGCTCAAGCGCAAGGCCTGATCATGGCAGCGAACAAGGCCGGCATCCGCCTCACCCTCGACGATGGCACCGATCTGGCGGCCAAGCTCGAGCCCCGCTTCCTCGAGCTGACCCTCACCGAAAAACGCGGCGGAGAGGCAGACGAGCTGTCGCTCACCCTGCACAACCACGATGGCCAGCTGCAGGCGCCCACCACCGGCCGCTACATCCACCTGGCGCTGGGCTGGGAAAGTGGCGACGACGTGACCATCGGCCTGGTCGACAAGGGTGCGTTCCGGGTGGACGAAGTGGAAGAGACCGGACCGCCCGACAAGATCATGATCCGCGCCCGCTCTGCCGATTTCACTGGCACCGCGCGCCAACGCCGAGTCAAGGTGTGGAAAGACACCACCGTGGGAGCCATCCTCTCCGCCATCGCCGCGCGCAATGGGCTGTCCGCCCAGGTCCACCCCGATCTCGCCGGCCTGGCCGTGGCCTTGCTCGAGCAGCACAACAAGAGCGACCACGCCTTGGTCAAGGATCTCGGCCAGCGCTATGATGCGGTGGCGACATGGAAAAACAAGCAGCTCATTTTCATGCCCGTGGGCAGCGCCACCACCGCCACCGGCAAGATCATACCCATTATCGCCCTCACCCGCCGAGATGGCTGGCAATGGTCCTGCCGCCAGGCCGATCGCGGGCAGTATGATGGGGCAGAGGCGCAATGGCACGATGCGAAGACGGGCCGGCGCCGCACCCACAAGACCGCCGGCGCCAACCGCAAACGCCTGAAGCGCGTCTATGCGAGCGAGGCCGAGGCCAAGCAGGCCACCACCGCAGAGGCCAAGAAGCGGGCGCGCGGCAAACGCGTCTTCACCTATGAGCTGGCCACGGCCGAGATGCAGATCCAGCCCAACGCCAAGGCCACCCTGTCAGGCTGGACCAGCGCGATCGACGGCGCATCCTGGCTGGTGGAAAGTCTGGAAACCACGATGGGCGCAGGTGGGCTCAAACAGCGGCTTGAGCTTCAGAGCAAATAGACCGCTATTCTTTCTTTGATGCTTTCTCAGATTTCCGCAAACAAACCTTCAATATACCGAACCATAGAAGCATCATTATCAGCCCTACAAATCTGCCACCGCTATCCGGAGTATGATCTTCAGGGGACAGGATCGATGCCGCTCCTCCCAAAAGTAAACTTAAGGTTAGGATCGGAATTACCTTCCATCTGCTGTTTAACAACAACACTCTTGGTTCAACCAAACCCAATATCCCCGGCAATATGGCGATGATGCCTATTAGGTTGAGCGCTGTCGCAACTTTATTCATATGTGCTCACTCATCATCCCAAACCGGATCTGGAAAAAAGCCCGTGTCGTGGTCGAACGACGATCGCAGCTCATGCACCGCATTGCCCTCGGGTTCCTCCAGCGCGACCGTTGGCGCTTCTCCGTTGAACGCAACCCGGATCCACGCGCCGAATGGCGTTTGCTTCTGAAAGACCGCCTGGATCTCGATGGCAGCAGCGATCAGCCCGCCGATCCGGCCGCATCGCTCGGCCGTGAGATAGCCGATTTGCACCCCGCGTGCCGAGAACACCGCCACCGCTCGGCTATCATGCCGGTTGCGCGGTTCGGGCCGAAGCTCGACGGCTTCCCCAGGCTTGCACAACAGGATTTCGAACCGGCGGTCTGACCCATCGCGATTGGCATGATCCGCGCCCACCACCGCGAGCGACATCGCCGGAAGCTTGGTCTCGGCCGCCCAGGTCATAGTTTCCGAACGACGGCCACCACGCGGCCGACAACGTGAAGCTCGCCATCGGTGGCCCGCGCATCGCGCACCAGCTGGTTGTCCGAGCTGATCAGCATCGAGCCATCCGGCAACTGCCGCAGGCGCTTGATCATCGCCATGCCGCCATAGACGATCGCCCAGACCTTGTCGGCGAACTCGGGCACCCGGTCCGACTTGTCGACCACGACGATGTCATGATCGGAGATGGTCGGCGCCATCGAATCGCCGATGCCCTTGGTGGTGAACAGCTGGTTTGGCGCGGAATGTGTGAACTGGCGCAGCCAACGGCGGGAAAAGCCGACTTTCTCGACATCGATATGATCAGTGTCGGTGAACGTGCCGCCCATCCCATAGGCGAAATCGATCAGATCGATTTCAACGTGGTCCGGGTCAGAAGGCGCTTCTGCAGGCGCTTCTTGGACCGCCGGGACGAACCGGATTTCGCCGCTCGCTTTGGGATCATCCGTTTCGCCCATCAAATACTCGGGGCTCGTACCCAATTCGCGCGCGATTTTATGCGTGTGTTTAGACCCCTGAGCAGGATCATTCAGCAGCTTCCAGATGGCAGTGCTTGAAACCCCTACGCGGCGCGCCAGTGCGCTTTGCGAGAGGTTTTCTTGCGCCATCAAGGCTAGGAGACGGTCGCTACGAAACACGGTTCGAGCATTACAACTTTGGTAAAAATCCGCGACGCAACTTTTGTTGTTGCAAGCTCCTGCAACCTTGGTTAAAGCTTCAACCATGGTTGAAACACCCACAATCTACGAAGCGCTTTTGCAGGCCATCGATGCCCTCGGGTCGCAATCCGAATTGGCACGTGTTTGTGAAGTCTCCCCCACAGCAGTCTGGAAATGGGTGCAAAGCTCCAAGCGCCTGCCAGGCAATTTCGTGTTGCGGGTTGAAGCCGCTACCGGCGTCCCTCGTCATCATCTGCGCCCCGATCTCTATCCTGTTGATTTGGCGCCAGGACCTCGCTGGCATGGCGTCGATCAGCGCGTAGATCGCTACCAGGCTGCGGTCCTCTTCAATCAGCAGCGCGCTTCGAAGCGGGGTGCTGCGGCATGACGAAACGGCGCGAACCCCTCACCTATGAGGCCACCCTTACCGAGGTTGCCGCCGTGATCGGTTGGGACACCTGCGGTGCGATCTGCGGCGTTTCCGGCCGGGCCGTGCGCCTCTGGTCCGACCACGATTGCGAAACCGAGATCCGCATGATCGATGCCGAGCGCCTCGATCGCGCTTTCCTGGAGCGCGGTGGCAACCATGCCCCGTTCCACCGCCTCTTGGCCCTGCGCCTGGATATCGCCGCGCACGAGGCAGACGGCCATGACTTGGCCGAAATCGCCATGGGCGCGGCCAAGGAAACCGGCGAGGCTGTGGCCGCCCTGATCAAGGCCAGCGGCCAGCCCGATAGCGCCGCTGCGCGGCGCGAGGCCAAGCGCGAAGTGCAGGAAGCGATCGAGACCCTGACGGAGGGCCTCGCCACGATCGAACGAGCCGAAAAGACGGGAGGGACCCCCAAATGAGCGGCGAAGGCCATCTTCACTCGCGGCCGCTGATCCATGCGCCGCTTGAATTCCGCATGTCTTCGCGCGGCACCCAGGCCAACCGCGCG